TTATTTACGGTGCTTCCGCTGTTGCAGCAGGCTGCGCGTAAATAAGAAACAGAGCGCGCCCAGCGCACACCAGAAAACGCCACTCAGTAGCCACGCCACTTCCTGCCAGACGCTTCTCGACGAGAGAAACAGCACGCGCATCAGAAGCAGGCAGAGCGGGGCCGCAAGCATTGCCCCAATAAGCGGCATCACCACCTCGCCTTTACGCGAGAGAAAACCGGCGACTACCCCCGGCAGGATGAAGAACAACAGGCCCAGCTCGGGATGACCGGACGCTCTGAAGGCGCCTTTCACGTTAAAAGCGAGCGACATGCAAACGACCGTAAACAGCAAAAAACAGCTGATTACGCCAGCCCAGTTTCGTTTAAAGTTCAAACTATCCTCCTGACTTATCTCTATCAAATACAAAAATCGTCCGGTGGACGCCCAGTCAGATAAAGCAATGCGGCAATCCTTGCCAAAGCACGCACAGAAGTCGTGCGATAATAGGTGGCTGTCGGTAGCTATTACGATTAAACTAACCGACTGCTAGTGTTTAGGGTATTTATCAGGAAGCAGGGAGATGCAAAGTGATTCCCTGACTCTGAAAACAGTAGCCCAAATAGTCCTTTCATTCAACAACTTACTGGTAAACAAGAAGTTAGCCTCCGTGAATATAAACGTCGCAGACTTGTTAAATGGGAATTACATCCTGTTATTATTTGTGGTACTGGCGCTGGGCCTTTGTCTGGGTAAATTACGCCTGGGTTCAGTTCAACTTGGTAATTCCATTGGCGTTTTAGTCGTCTCCCTGTTATTAGGTCAACAACATTTCAGTATTAACACGGACGCGCTTAACTTAGGTTTCATGCTGTTTATTTTTTGCGTAGGCGTGGAAGCCGGTCCGAACTTTTTTTCCATTTTCTTCCGAGACGGCAAAAATTACCTGATGCTGGCGCTGGTGATGGTCGGCAGCGCCCTGCTGATTGCGTTAGGGCTGGGCAAACTGTTTGGCTGGGACATCGGCTTAACGGCCGGTATGCTGGCAGGCTCGATGACCTCCACGCCGGTGCTTGTTGGCGCGGGGGATACGCTTCGTCATTCTGGCATGGCAGGCACGCAGCTTTCCTCCGCGCTAGACAACCTGAGTCTGGGCTATGCCCTGACCTATCTGATTGGTCTGGTGAGCCTGATTGTTGGCGCGCGCTATCTGCCAAAACTTCAGCATCAGGATCTTCAGACCAGCGCCCAGACCATCGCCCGCGAGCGCGGCCTGGACACGGACTCCAAACGTAAAGTTTACCTGCCGGTGATCCGCGCCTACCGCGTTGGGCCGGAGCTGGTTGCCTGGACCGACGGGAAAAACCTGCGCGAGCTGGGGATCTACCGTCAGACCGGCTGCTACATCGAACGTATCCGTCGTAACGGCATTCTGGCAAACCCGGACGGTGACGCGGTGCTCCAGATGGGCGATGACATCGCCCTTGTTGGCTACCCGGACGCCCACGCGCGTCTCGATCCGAGCTTCCGCAACGGGAAAGAGGTGTTTGACCGCGACCTGCTGGACATGCGTATCGTCACCGAAGAGATTGTGGTGAAAAACCACAACGCCGTGGGCCGCCGTCTGGCACAGCTGAAGCTGACCGACCACGGTTGTTTCCTCAACCGCGTGATCCGCAGCCAGATTGAAATGCCTATCGACGATAACGTGGTGCTCAATAAAGGCGATGTGTTGCAGGTCAGCGGCGATGCCCGACGGGTTAAAACCGTTGCCGACCGTATCGGCTTTATCTCGATCCACAGCCAGGTGACGGACCTGTTAGCCTTCTGCGCCTTCTTCATTGTCGGCCTGATGATCGGGATGATCACCTTCCAGTTCAGCAACTTTAGCTTCGGCATTGGTAACGCAGCCGGTCTGCTGTTCGCCGGGATCATGCTGGGCTTCCTGCGAGCGAACCATCCCACCTTCGGCTATATCCCTCAGGGGGCGCTGAACATGGTGAAAGAGTTCGGTCTGATGGTCTTTATGGCGGGTGTCGGATTAAGCGCCGGGAGCGGCATTGGCAACGGCCTGGGCGCGGTCGGCTGGCAAATGTTGGTTTCCGGACTTATCGTCAGCCTGGTACCGGTGGTGATCTGTTTCCTGTTCGGCGCCTACGTGCTGCGCATGAACCGCGCCCTGCTCTTCGGCGCGATGATGGGCGCGCGCACCTGCGCACCGGCGATGGAGATCATCAGCGACACCGCGCGCAGCAATATCCCGGCGCTGGGCTATGCAGGCACGTACGCAATCGCCAACGTGCTGCTGACGCTGGCGGGTACGCTGATCATCATTATCTGGCCAGGACTCGGATAAATCTCAAGTTTGCGTGTGGCTGAAAAAATTTTCGTTACGCGCAGAACTTTTTACGCAGGGTGCAGTCATAACTAGTGCCACTGCTTTTCTTTGATGTCCCCAATTTGTGGAGCCCATCAACCCCGCCGTTTTGGTTCAAGGTTGATGGGTTTTTTGTTGCCTGAAATTTTCCACCCATTAAATCAATTACTTATAACCACCCTTTCCCATGCATGGCGACAAAGTGGCGACAGCGCTTTTGCTATGGCGATAGCAATCAATAAAAAACCCGCCAGCAGCGGGTCAATATCAGTAAGCTAATTGTTCCTGCATTCCTTTCGGATGTGGCGGTGCAGCGCTGATTTTTTGCGGACGGCACACGGACCGCACAAAAGTTTCATGCGTCACGAACGTATGACCGCACTCAATATTGGTGCACTGGTTGTATCGTTCTTTGGTTTCGCTGGAAACCTGAAAGCTACTGCGTGTATGCGCGGCCTGGCCGCACATCGGACAATTCATCATTTCGTTCAGCCCTCACTCTTAACCAGTTCGCAATAATGATACATCATTGTTCTCAATTTGGAACTAATCATTCAATTTCGAACCCATCTATTTTCACTTCGAGATCCAGACTGGTCGTAAACCCGTTATCCGGGCTGACGGTGTGAGTCAGCGTCGTGATGGTCCACTCCGCATTATCAATGGGCTGCTTAAAGCCGCTAACCTTCACTGGCATTTCGGTGTAGAGATCGGCCCGCCCTTCAGCGAGCTGCAGGGAGAATGTTGCAACCCCGCGCTGCAGGCGCTCCCACTGCATCTTTGCAGCTCGCTCTGCGTTGCTGCGGTTTGCATAAGTTCTGTTGAGTACCAGCACGTTTTCATCCGTTCCAACCAGGTAATCGCCCTGTTTTGCTTCCGGCTCCTTTGCCGCGGTGGTTTTCTTTCGACGGCGCTTAACCTTTGCTGTCTCTTTTTTCTTTGGCTCACGGGTATGGAGCCAGCTGGCAATCACCCCCGTATAGGCATCGCGGTCGGCCAGGGTAAAACGATGACCGTCACCGGCCTGGCGGGTTATGGTAATAACCGGCAGCGGCTTGCCGCTTGCCGTTCTGCCCTGCCCCTGGCGGATAAACAACAGATTGCCGTCCTTAACTGAGGCTATCGCTCCATACTGCCGCGCCAGCTTCATCAGGAAACTCGCATCGCTCTCGTTGGTCTGGTCAAGATGATCCACAGGTTTGTCCATCAGGTCCTGGCCCAGCGCCATCTTTAATTTATGCCTGGCGGCGATTTCCTTCACGACCTCACCCACCGTTGTCTGGTGCCAGGACTTTTCACGTCGCGTGTTAAGGGTTTCACGGAAATCTGCGCTACGCGCGCGAATTGTGAGACGGTCAGGCGCGCCGCTGTGCTCAATCTCATCGACAGTAAAGGCCCCTTTCGGAAAAAGCGGCTGACCTTTCCACCCCAGCGCAAACTGAATAATGGCCCCCCGACGCGGCAGAACGATTTGCCCGTCCGAGTCGTCCAGTTCCAGATCAAGCTGGTCCGCTTCAAAGCCCCGGTTATCCGTCAGCGTCAGACTCATCAGGCGCGCATCCAGCACGGTAGTCACATCTTTACCTTCAATGATGATACTGAAACCGGGAGTTTTGCTGTTCAGGTTCAGGAGATCAGAGCTGAAATTCACTGCAGTAACCCCCCAACCGTATTTTTCATATTGCCTATCGCGGAGGTGGCGGAGTCCTGCAAATTACTGAGCTGATCGCTGAGGCTGCCAAACATATCAGACAGCGATTCATCCACCCTTTTCAGGCTCAGCGAAAATTCGATGCGCCGGGGCATACCGCTCTCAAAAAATTCTGTTTTTGTCTGGCTCAGACTCTCGATCACAAACATGCCGTAAATCGTCCCGCTCCCCTCAATCAAGGGCCAGGCTTTTCCCAGCTCCGCCATCTGCTCCAGCGCCAGCAAAGACAACCTGCCGCCGGTAATCTCCGGCAGCAGGACGCCGGACAGAGTAAGCGTATCGTTATCCGGTCCAAGAAACTGCGTTGACGGGCGCCGGTTAACCCGGCTGTTGGCTGCGTGCCGCCAGCTGCGCTGATACTGCAGCTCCTGATAGGGCACGGTGCGCAGCATGAATACGTACAACCCCAGCACCATCATCATTATTCGTACCCCCCTCGATCACTGAAATTACTGCGTGTTTTTGCCCTGGCCCTGCGCTCACGCTCATCAAACTGCCGGGCCACCTCGCGGGCGATATCCTGTGCGCTTTGCCCTGGCTGGGCGACAATATGAATTGGCGCGCTTATCTCGTACTTAATTACCTGCGGCTGTCTCTCTGCCTTTGCCGACGGCGCCGGTTGCGTCCTGACAGGTACACTGTGCGGATGAAGTGGTGCGGCTTCTGCCGGGGCAGCCGCCAGGCCCATTACGCCAGCGACCACGGAAGCGAACACCTTCTGGCGCATAGCCATCGGTTCAGCCCTGTTATCCGTGATTTCCATAATGGCCGGTGCTGGCATGACGGCTGCAGAGATATCAGCCAGCTCCGCAGCACGATCCCGACCAGGACCATTTACCGGGGCGTTAACAATCTCAGGCGGCAGTATCAACCTGCTTTCAGGCCGATGCTCCGGGCTGGCTGTTACATCACGAACGGGGCTTACCGTTGCCGCCAGTTTCACCAGTTCAGTAGTACGATTGATTACCGGAAGATTTGCCGGACCGTTCACATTAGCAGGCGGCAGAACTATCCCGCGTTCAGGATATTGTTTAGCGCTGGCCGGTTCCGTCCGGGAAGGATTGAGCGTTGCCGCCACCCTTGCCAGATCAGCAGTCCGTTTCCTGCCGGTGACATTGGCGGGCCCGTTAACTATCTCAGGGCCATTCTCACCCACGATGCCGAACTGGCCGCGCGGAATGGTACCGCCGCTGTCGTACATGCCAGCAAAACCCATCGGCGGGAATCCGCCAGGCGGCAGCACCACTTTACCGTCTGTGTTTACCGTGGCTGGTTGCTGCCGCGTGACCTGCTCAGGAAGCTTCGCTTTAGCAGCCTCCTTGCTGACAATGCCAAGTTTTTCAAGCAGCCAGGACACGCCCGATTTAAGCGAATCCAGCGGGTGCATGACCATGTTCAGCCCTGCCGCCAGCGCTTCCCCAAACTGTCGCCCCATTGACGCCGCGCTTTGCAGTTCTGCAGAGGTGGATTTAACCGGCGTCAGCAGATCAGTAAACCAGCCCCACAACGCCTGGACCTTGTCACCTATCCACTGGAAAACAGGCTGCAGTGGCTCAAACGCCGAACTTATAGGCGCAGCTGCAGCTTTGAATTCTTCAACCACTCCGCCTAAAAATGCGCTTATCGGTTGCCAGTATTTCCAGACAACCAGCGCCACGCCAGCCAGGGCTGCCACGACCAGCCCTATCGGACTAAGCAGGGCGCCCAGCAACCCAGAAATTCCGTACAGCGCGACGCGAAGGAGGGCCAGCGGGCCGGACGACAGAAAACGCACCACGCCACCGGCTGCGGATAATCCCCCGCGCAACGCGGTCAGCGGATTCATTACCATGCCGATAATGTTGCGAATACCAGACATTCCGCTGCGAAGAACAGCAAGCGGTGCACCGGCCAGCGCTTTCAGCGCATTGCCAGCCAGCCCGGCAGAACGGCGCAGGGAGTTAAGGGGAGACGCCAGCAATCCGGCGCTGCTGCCGGATGCCGCCAGGCCACGGCGCAACAGGGAAAGCGGCGCATTTGCCAACCAGGACAGCGCGCCGCCGGTGCGGGTCACTGCAGACATAACGGAGGGGAGTGTTTTTACACCCAGCACGGACAGGCCAAAACGGATCACCGCCAGCGGCCCCAGCACGGCAGCCACGGCCACCGCCAGCGTGCCGAGCACAACTGTGATCGCAGCTGTGGCTGCAGCCACTTTCATCAGCGTGCCCGCCAGCTGCGGGTTAGCCTCAACCCATCGACGCAGTGCCCCGGTAACGTTTTTGACGTACCCCATGATATCCATCAGCGGCTGGCGCAGGGTTTCACCCAGGCTACTGAAAGCGTTCTGCGCGCCCGTTTTAACAAGCAACCACTGCGCGGAAAGTGAATCCTTATTGATATCGGATTCTTTCTGCATGGAGCCGTTAGCCTCAGTGCCTGAGGTGAGTTTCAGCTGTCGCTGCAGCTCCGGCAGGTTGTTTGCAAGCTTCGCCGCATCATCGCCAAACTCCTTGCCAAATATCATCGTCATGGCGGACAGGCGCTTGTCCTGCGGCAGTTTGTTGACCTTCTCCAGCACGCGCTGAATAGTCCCCATTGCGTCCTTTGTCATATGCTTTTCAATCTCTTCTGGATTGAGTTTCAGCAGATCCATACCTTCCATGAACCGCTTGCTCTGCATGGTTGCAATCGACAGTTCGCGCACCATCGCATTTGATGCGCTGGCGGCAATTTCAGGCGCGGTGCCCAGAGACAGGAAGGTGGAACCCAGCGCGGCCGCCTTACGGAAATCAAGCCTGTCGGCCACGCCGCCCATGCGCTGCAGCACATTGATGATATCGCCGCCCTTAGACATGGCGTTATCGTCCAGGTAGTTCAGGGCATCGCCAAGCTGTTCAATATTGCGGGTCGGCACTTTATACAGCTGCGCGATTTTCCCCAGCCCTTCCGCCAGCTCATCAGCGGGCAACTCGAATGCCGTTGCGGCCTTTGCTGCAGTGGATGCAAAGGCCAGCAGGTCACGCTTCTGGTCTTCGTAAGAATCGTTCTGGTTTGTCACGCCCATGCGTGCGCCACCTTCAACCAGCGCGGCATAATCGATGGCACCATTCTCCATCGGCAGCTGCTCACTGGCGGCCTTGATGGCATCCTGCATGTCGTAAAACTGTTTTGTGCGGTTGCCGTTGTCGTCCCGCAGCCCGTTAACCTGCTTTGCCACGCCTTTCATCGCATCTTCCATGCTGGCATAGCTTTTAACGGCAGCCATCACCGGCGCCCCCATCGCCAGCCCGGCGGCAGTAGTTGTTGCTCCGGCGCCCGCGATACGATCCCGCACCTCAAGTCGCCGCGAATACTGATCGCGGACGGCGTTCATACGGGCCTGCTGCTCGCCCAGGCGTTTAAGGGATTTCTGCTGTCGGTCCAGCGCCTGCCGGGTTTCGTCGGCGTTCTGCCGCAGCTCCCGCTGCGCACTGCTCAGCTTTTTAGTGTCCAGCCCGGCCTCATTGAGCGCAAGACGCTGACGCTGCACCGACTGACGCAGGCCGTTGTATTTGCTCTGCAGCTCGTTAACGCGGTTTTTTGCCTGCTCAAGCAGACGAGCCTGTGCCGCCGTCGGGCGGTTAGTGGCCGAGAACTGCGTGGCAAGTTTCGCCGCTTCTTCGCGTGCGGCTTTCAGACTGTTGCCGGTGACGGCCAGCTGCGCGCTTGCCTTGCGGAAACCATCAATACGGCCCGCCTGGGCGTCCAGTTCTTTTAATCTTGCGCGGCTTTGCTGAATGGCGGTAGCCAGCTCTTTAGAGCTGGCCTGCGCTGATCGGAATGGGCGGGTGAGCTTATCAACCGCATTAAGAATTACCTGCAAACGCAGGTTAGTGTCACTCATCGCTGGCCCCGCTTCTCTGAATCGCTTTATGCCGCCACTCCAGCACTTCGGTCAGCGGCATAACGTCAGTGACGGACGGCGGCCAGTGAAAAATAGTGGCGATATCAGCCACCAGGTCTTCTACCGTCAGGCTGTCGGCAAACCGGCAAGCACCGATTTCTTCAACAAAAAAGTGACCACCTCAACCGACAGCGCGGTGAGATCTGCGGGGTCCATTTCAGCCATTTCCTGAGCGGTCAGCGCGGGCGTGGAGATGCGGGGAATAATCGTCATCATCGCGCCGACGTCCATATCCATGATCGCCTGCAGACGGGTGCCACGCAGCGCGCCGGACTGCGGCTTGCGCAGCACAATTTCGGCAATTTCGGTTTTACCGCGTTTGATTGGGGTGTCCAGCGGTACGGTTTTTTCAGTCTGTTGTTCGCTCATTGTCATCTCCTGTTAATAAGGTACTGGCGCGGCTGCCCGCGCCTTTAAAGTAGATCAGAGACCCAGGGCGTTGCGGTGTTCTTCCATCAGGTCCACGCCATCAACGATTTCAATCATGTTGATCACATCAACCTCATAGAGCACCTCGCCGTTAATGGTCAGCTTCGCGTAGCTGTTGGTGCTGCTGACTTTTGTGTTGTTGCTCTCGCCGGTTTTCCATTCGCCGGAATCGACTTCTTTATGTCGCCCGCGCACAACCAGCTCAACAGCCTGCACTTCGCCGGTATCATCACGCTGAATGGAGCCGGTGAAACGCAGCTGGATGCCGTCAACGGTGGCTTTACCCATCTGCTTGAATAACAGCAGTTCGGTGCCACCGATTGAAAATTCCGTGTCCAGCGCGCCATCATCAAGCCCCAGATCAACATCAGCCGAACCGGGCATACCGCCGCCGCGATACTTTTCAAACTTGCGGCCGAATTTAGGCAGGGTCAGGGACTCAACAATCCCCTGATAGTTATTCCCGTCGTTAAACAGGTTCAGGTGTTTTAACTTGCGTGGTAAAGCCATTTTGTCCCCTTACGCGCTGACCTGGCTGGAGAAATCCAGCAGATACTGATCGGTGATGCGCTGGCGTAGCATCAGGTTTTCCAGAGGCGGTACCGGCGTATAGTCGTAATCGATAGTGAGCTTCCCAGCTTTCAGGGAATCTTTATCGTTTACGGACTCATCCAGCCAGCAGTCTGCGCCGATGATGTAGCCCTGCGTTTTCAGGTTACGCAGTTTGGCGCGAATACCTTCGATGATGTCGCGAGCCAGCGACGGGTTAAGCACGCCATCCACCGCCCACATGTGCGCTTCTGCGATGGTGTCAGCCAGTACCTGCGCGGTGCGGGTGTAGTTTTCAAAGGCAAACAGAGGATCGTCACTGAGGCAGCGGGAACCCCAGAAGCGGAAACCGTCTTTGCGGATCAGCGTGGTGACATCGTTCTGGTTCAGCAGCCCTGCATCAGTTGCAGGGTCCTGCAAATCCCAGAACACATCAGCAGAAATACCGGTGACGCCGTTCACGCCCACGTTGGACAGGGATTTGTGCCAGCCGGTCTGTTCGTCAATTTTGGCACGCAAGCCAAGCGCACGGGCTGAGGCGTAAGCCGTTGCGTCAGCATTCAGCACGGTGTCAAAACTGATGAAATCAGGCCAGATCAGCATCCCCTCGCGATGGCTAAAATTAGCGCGGTAGGCAATAGCTTCCTCTACCGTTTTGCAGCCGTAGGCTGACAGATAGGCGAACCCGCGCAGACTCTGCGCCACGCTCAGCAGCTCAGTAGCTACCGCCTGCGTGTCATGCCCAGGCACGCCCAGAATGCGCGGCTTAACGCCGAGCTGGGACTGTGCAGATAACAGCGCTTTCATGCCCGTTTTTTTACCGTCAGCTGTCACGCCGCCGATAATGTTGGAGGTTGTTTCCGCTTCGGTTTCACCCTGTGCAACGCGCACAACGACGGTCACGGGTTTAGCCTGGTCGGCAATTGCATCCAGCGAGCGGGCCAGCGTGCCGGACTCGCCTGCTTTACCGCTGGCGGTCAGCACGTCGGTGAGCAGGACCGGTTTATTGAGGGGGAACACGGACGCATCTGCATCATCGCCGGTACAGACCATACCGACAATTGCCGTGCTTACTGTTGAAATGGGGCGGGTGCCATCGTTGACCTCAACGACGCGCACACCATGGTGATAATCCTGAGCCATAAGGCACTCACTCCGCTTTAGGGTTGAATGCATATGCTGCATGTAGAATTCTAAGCATGCATTTGGTATGTATTGTTGTATCGCTAATACAATGGCTTGAGAATCAAATGAAAGCTGAAGATAACGTTGTTGATAATTGGATAAAACAATCTGTCAGGAGGGAGATCCTTTACCGACTAGTTGTATGGTGTTTGATAACTGTAATAGCTTTATTTATAAGCTCAAACGCCCCAACCTTCGCACTCGACAAATATGTCACCCCCGTTATTCATAAATTAATTGAACAATTAGATTTCATTTGGGCTTTTTTATATTTCTTTATAACCATCTCATTTTTCTTTAAAGATATGGCATACATGAGAAAAGAAAGTTGGGGCAATCACAACATCCGACACAATTTCGGCATGCTATTAAGAAAATTCACGTGTGAAGCGTTGTTATGGTCTGCTGGAATCTCATCCTCTCTTGTGACAATCATAACAATAAGCTTCCCCATAATTTTATTAAAAGACGATAACTCAACCACTCAAAATTATTTTCTAAGTATATTTATAATATTTTCCACATTCACATTTAGCGCTATGATTCTTTCCCTTTACTATTTCTTGAGAGCAGATCGCCCTGCTATATACCAAATAACAAATTCGCGCCTACTGACTCAAATGATTTATCTATTTCTATTTTTAGGATGCGGAGTCATGTATTTTTGGATTGAAGTAAAATGAAAACCTTGCATTAATTGTTATAACCCCCCTCCAAATATGAGGGGGGTGAGGAATTAAATCGGTTGTTCCGGCCAGTCAATATTTGGCACCAAGAGGGGATCGACCCGATTTAATAAAACTCGATACTTCCTCCACGCATCATATAGATTGCTTTCTTCATTATCAGCAATACCCAGCTCAACTGCATCCTGCAAAGGACTGATTATTGCCCCTGCCATAATAAGTAACTCTGCCTTTTTTAACTCTGCATTCTTAACATCGGCAGCAATTTTAGCAGCTTCATTCGTCACCCATTGCACACCATCCCATGCATCGTATGGTGTTTCAGGTGCGACTGTTGTCGTCCCCGCTGGATAACCACCCGGCAGGGTTATTTCAACAGGTTCGCCAGTTTCCGTATTCCATACAGTTTCGCCACGATGATCCGCTAAATATTCCCAGCTATCGTCCGTAATCGTTCGGCATACAACAAAACCATCTTTTCCCTCAGGAGGGGCATCAGTACACGCATTTGCGGGGAGTCCCACACCAACAGGAATATACTCTGTTGTTGAAGACAGGATTTCCCGCGTCTCACTATCGTAATTGAACACCACAACATTACCTCCCGTTGTGGCAAAACCGTATTCCATTATAGCGTTTTGCATTATGCGGCCCTCACAATATAGTTAAATGCAACGTTACGCGGCCTCGTTTCACTGCCAAACATTGCAGAGCCAAGCGCGGCTTTTGCGGTATATGTCTGCAATAATGTGCCCGTGGACGGGTTCGGGTTATATTCGTTGGTTCCATCCGGGTAATAAGCCATTGCTGAATTTCCATCAATAAAGACCGCTGTCATCGCGCCATCCCCACCCGTCCCGTTTGTAGTGGGCAACCAGTGTCTATGATCGAATGACATTCCCCCCTGTGCTAATAGCAATCCGCGACCAGTATCCACACCACGACCATCGTCCCAGCCACGAATAAACTCGCCACGCAGATCAGGTAATTTCAGAGCAGGATACGCCTGAGCCAGTTTTGGATATTGCGCCGCAGTAAAAGCTGCACCGTTGCATTTGAGCCACCCCGCCGGAGCTGTAGCAAGAGGCCATGGCACTGGCACTCCAACCGGCAGGGCCGAACCAGCCCCCAGGCCGAGGTTATTCAAAAAGGCGGCAACGTCAGCAACATCCGCACCGTTTTTACTGATCTCCATCTTCCCTGCTAGTGCATTTGTCATCGTGGCGGCAAAGTTAGGATCGTTGCCCAGTGCTGCAGCCAGTTCATTCAGCGTATCCAGTGCCGCCGGTGTTGACCCTACCAGTGCTGCAATAGCCGATTTAACAAAAGCTGTATTGGCAATCTGCGTGTTGTTAGCCGTTTGCGCTGCAGTAGGTGCCGTCGGCGTTCCCGTCAGCGCCGGATTTGCCAGCGGTGCTTTCAGTCCGAGCGCGTTATTGAGTAACGACACCACGGCCTGCACAAATGCCGTGCTGGCAATCTGGGTGGTGTTCGTCCCCGCCGGTGCTGTTGGCGTTTTGGGCGTGCCCATCAGGGTCGGACTCTCTTTCGGGGCGTACTGAGAATGCGGATCGGCTGCAGCCAGGTGTTTTGCCATCAGGTCATCGACATATACCTTCAGCTCCAGCACCTTGTCATCGACATACTTGCGGGTCGCCAGCACCACAGCGGGGTCAATTTTCAGGGTGATAGTGTCGGTGCTGCTGGTAATCAGCACCATGCGCACGGTCTGGGTGCGCCCGCTCCCCTCCGCCAGCTGCGGCTTGTAGCTTTCAGGACAGTTGCCGACGGCAATCAGCGCACCGGTATCATCAAACAGACCAACCTCGCGAATCCACCACCCGCCCTCAGTTTCGGGGATCACCTGCTCCGCAATAATCTGGCTGCTGTTCTGCGGGTCGATATACAGCATATTGAGATCGGCACGGCGCTTTTCAGCAATCAGCCTGGTCTGCTGTGCGCTGGGCGTGGGGAGCAAACCGCCACCGTCGCCCACCGCCATCTGGGTAATTTTAAGCGGCACGCCGAGCGCGGCGGCGCTGGCCAGTTTCGCTGCGCCGATCTCCGTCAGCAGGGTGTAAAATTTTGCGCTCATGGATTCACTCTCACTGTGTCAATAACGTGGACCGCCCCGCCCTCGTAGGCGGTGCCGCCGGAAATAATGGTGTCGTTGATATACGGGTAAATCGTAATTTCTTCGCCGTTGTAGGTGGCCGCGCCGACGAAATACGGCCCGCTGGTCTGCAGGTTAATGGACATGCCGATCAGATGACGGCTGCAGGGTTTGGCGTCGCTGATGAGGCGCTCAAGCTCCAGATAGGTTTCTTCTGTGATGCCCTGGTCCTGCACGCCGATATCCAGGCGGAACGTACCCGGCTGTTCACCGGTCTGCCACCATTCGATAATGCGGATCAGGAAGCCGAACGGCTCCACCACCCGACGCACGGCGCTGGTCGTGCCTTTGTGCTGATGGATATAGAACGCGTCCTGCACCACCCGGCGCTTCACGCTTTCTGTCCAGCTCTCGTCCCAGCGGTCCACGGAAAACGCCCACGCCAGATACGGCAGGAAACTGACCGGACAGGTTGCCGGGTTCCAAAGATCCCGCAACGGCACTTCCAGCCCGGAAATTCCGCTGCAGCTTTGCGCCAGTCGGCGTTCAAGCGGCGATGAACCCGGCGGCAGCAGGCTATTCATCCGTGCCCCCGTTGGTCACATTCCACTGCGTGCAGGAGGCGGCCTGCGTTTTGTCCAGCACCACATCAGCCAGTGGAGAAGCCAGCTCCACGCGCTGGACACCTTCAACATGCAGCGCGGCATAAATAGCGCTACGGCGAATATCACGTCCGAGCCGCGTCTGGCTGGCGATGTAATTCTGCAGGCTGGCTTTTGCTGCCGCCATTACCGGCTCAGCCTCCGGTCCAGGATAGAGAAAGATGGTTGCATCCACGCTGTAAGAGATAATTTCGGCGCTGCGCACAGTAAGGCGGTCCGCTACCGGGCGCACGCTCTCGCTGTTCAGCGCCTTTTCAACCACGGCCAGCAGGTCACTGTCTGCCGTACCGTCACCCTCCCGACTCAGTAAAGTCAGCACCACCTCCGCCGGTAACGGACTGGTTGCGCTGGCATCCGCCACGCGCCCGTCAGCACTTCTGGCGTGAAATTCGTAGGCCGCTGTTGGTCCCGCAACGGACAGTCCTTCGAATGCTGCGGGCACACGCAGACGCAGCGCCTCGTCGCTTTCCATCACAGCTGCCACCGGCGGCACGGCGTCGTTGTCGGCAGGCGTCACTGTCAGGCGCTTCACGTTATAATTGGCGGCAAGTTGTTCCAGATCGCCGCCGAGGGCATACGCCACCATGACCGCCTGCGCGGCCTCATTGATACGCTGGCGCAGCAGAACTTCTCGGTAGGTGCTTTCCTGCAACTGTTTGGTGATGGGTTCAGATTCGAGCGCCAGCGTGCGCGCGACGGCTACCTGCTCGTCCACCGGATAGAGCGCCACAAAGGCGGCCTTGCGCTCCGCCAGCAGCGTCTCAAAATCAGGCACGTCCACGATCTGAGGCGCGGGGAGCTGGGAAAGGTCAATGACCGCCATTGTCTGCTCCTGTTGATACGGAAAGGGAAACAGGCGCGCCGTTGTTCCGCTGCCCGGTAAGGTCAACGACCATGGAGCCGTCAAAGTTGGAATTGATGGTGATAGAGTCCAGAGTCAGCCGTGGCTCCCAGCGGCTCAGGGCCATATACACCGCCGACATGATCTGCAGGCGTAGCGCCGGGTTCTGTGGCTGGTCAATCAGGACGGATAACAGGGAACCGTATTCCCGTCGGGCAATGCGGCTACCCTGCGGTGTCAGCAGAATGTCACGCACCGACTGGCGCAGATGGTCCGTGTCGGTGATGGCTTTCCCGGTGTTCTGACTCATACCGAGATAAAGCGTCATATCGGGCCTCCCGACGTGTCGCCGCCTGATTTAACTTTGTCGTGCGCATGGTCATCGACCACGATCCCGTTGGAACTCATCGGGCCGCCGCCCTGGGTGACAGCGCCGTTGATCACCACCTCGCTGTTGATGCGCGTGGTGTCAGCCTCCACCACAAACTCAGCGGTTTTGAGGGTGATATTGTCGGCCGCCTCGATCACCATGGATTTGATACCTTTAACGTGCCAGCGCCCGGTGGCGGGTTCGTACTCAAACCAGCCTCCGTCCGGGTACTGCGTCACGCAGCCGTCCACGGAATCCGACGGCGGCGCAAATTCACTGGAGTAGATGGCAGGCAGCGCAAAAGCGGTTTCGAGATTACCGCCCATACTCAGGACCACCACCTGCTCATCCGGCGACGGACACCACCATGTACGGGCACCAGCGGCGCGCAGCGTCAGCCAGTTAATCCAGTTGGTTTCGAGTTCGCCCACCTTTACCCGGCATAGCCAGTTCTCCCGGTCCACTTCGGTCACGGTGCCGGTACGGATCAGGTTGGTGATAAGGCGCATGATTTCTGTGAGTTGTGTGTTCATTTTTTTATAATGGCAGCGACAAATACTTGTAGTAAGATTCCCAAAATGTATGATTGGTGGCACAACGAATATTTAATTAGGCAAAATGAACAGCTTCCATAGGAAATCATATGTCCTTAAATGAAATTTTACGTACCTATATAAACAGTTCGCATTTCCTCACTTACAAAAGATCAGAGGAAATTTCCAAAGAAGCAGATGAACCAAGTTTTATAAGTTCATTTATTGAAAACCATCGAGTACTTCAAGATATGCTGAATGACGCACAACTTGATCGTCATTTTATTATCGATGCAATCTATACTCACCAGTCACCTAAAGTAAAACCATCGGATTGTGAAAAATCCGTTGAGATTGCCGATCTTCTCATAATCAATGTTCACCACAACACCCCCAACATTCCACCAATGGGTAATGCGATGCTATTCCAGGCAAAACGGAACTTGCATGCACGTACTGGCTCATTAGCACACGATACCGAAGCCATACAATTTTATTTATATAACAAATGGCCTACCTTTAAATTTTCAACCAGAAAGAACGAATTCGAAGCGTCTGTAACACAATGGGATTTCTCTAAAACTGATAGCAGAGAACATTCAAAATACATCCTGATCTATAAAGGCCAGGCCTTCAATAACAAAGAACTTTCGCTAACTTCAGAATTTTCCAAGTCAGGCTTCTATAATTCTTGCGCATGGAACACAGCAAAATGTGAAGATGAAGAAAGCTCTGCAACGGATGGGTTATTCTGTAATGAAGATTTTTCAATCACACTATCATCAATAATAAACACTAGTGCAGGGCGATTTTTCAACACAGGTAACAATTCACCTAATGACCATTGGTCTTTATTCATTCATGCTATGCTGAGCTTAGCTGTAAACAAGTCATATTGCTATAATTTATCGAGACAAAACAGAGTAAATTGCCCTAGAGGCGTTAAGGTTTATAACTCTTTCAGCCGAAACATTCTATCATTAGCATTTCAACATGAAGTAATGAATTGCATATCTGGAATGCACAATGAATTTAGAATAACAAATTCCTTACTACACTCTCTTAGTGGGGACACTCCACCTCCGCATAGTGATGGCGAATATGAATTCGAACTTCCACCATCGCATCCATCCATTATGATTATAAATAGTTTTAACAAAGAGAACTATTTACTAAATCATTACTAAGAAAAGCATGTCTTCATAAATTAATGATATCAGTGCGCTAGCCAGCGCATCAGAATATCAAGAGCCAGAGTGTTTACTTCGCTGTTGACGCCGAGTAACCGTCGCTCAGCATAACGTACCTCTCCCCCTTTACGGCTTACACGATCTCGTAAGCCGTAATGATGTACTCGCGCAATACGCTGCACCTTCCCTGCAAACTGCACACTGGCCGACTCCGCGCTGGCTGCAGTTTTCAGGTATTTCGCCGTGCGTAGCTTCGCAAACATCTGTCGCTTGATGCGCCCCTTTTTAGTTCTGGCCGTAACCTTTCGCGGCTCGTATCCGCTGCCGTCCGGGTTGCGCTGCAGCCGGATGTTCTGCTGCTGATTCCGGCGCAACTCCTGCGCCAGCTCCCGCATCATGCGCTGACGTGCGGCAGGTTCAAGATTCGCCAGCAGCGCGGCCAGCCAGGCGTCCACTTTATGCAGATTATCCACGTTTCACCGTCCACATTTCTTCGGGCTCGTCAGGTTCTGGCTCTGCATCAACCGTTGAGATAGCGCCGTCGGTGCTGACCAGCACGCGCTCCGTCAGCTGCAGGTTCAGGCTGATATCGCATACGTCGTTGCGCAGAATATCCACCTCAAAGGTGAACAGTTTTTCACGCAGGTCGGGGTTATTAATGGCATCTGTCTGATTCGCTTTCAGCCATAGTAGCACCGGAGCCATCAGCAGATTCTGGTCACCGCTGAAATCCTCGATCACCACGTTCAGGGTGTAGCGGTATTCCCATGACATGGACCGCGCGCCGGTTGCCACCAAAGAACCGTTGTCAACGAACAGATGCAGCTTGTCCGGGTTATCGCGCACGTAGGGCACCGCCTTATTCAGGGCGCGGCGTAAGGACTGCGGCTTGTTCACTGTTTCGCTCCTGGCACGCTACTATCGTGTCCACTTTGTCAGCACAGACCGCCCAGGCGGCCTCGGTTTCATCCAGCATCGCGTTCAGATCGCCGTTAGTGCGCGGCGCTGACGGGTTCAGGCTGCACGGCGTCACTCTCGGACAGCCATTCACGGTAAGCAGCACCTCCGGCGAGGGCCGGACGTTCCCGCAGCCGGATAATGTCAGCAGGCAAAGGAGTGTCAGCCCAGCGGCGTAAATCTTCGTTCTCACGTTTCAGTTCCTCGATCCGGTGCTGGCGGTTGCGCAGCAGCGCGGTGGTCTGTTCCGCCGCCGCATAAAGCCGCATCTGCTCCCGGCTGTTGGTTTCGGTCAGAATGGACAGACCGATCAGCTGGCTGTTTTTCTGCGCCAGTGCCTGCGCTTTAGTCGCCAGCTGTTCGCCTTGCGTTTCGATGGCGTGCCGGGCGTTGTTCAGCCGCCACGACTGCCAGGCCAGCGCTGCCAGTAGCAGCAAAAAAACCGCCAGCGTGCGCGTCATACTCCAGCCCCTTTCAGGCACCAGGCCATTTCACGCGCGCGGCGATTATCCAGCCCCTGATTAAACACGCCTTTGACGTACACCCAGCGCGGCAGTTGGCGGCAGGCATCCGCCCAGCGCTTTTGATTCAGCAGTTTCACCAGCGTGGAGCTGCAGGCGTTGCCGGTGCCAACATTAAAGGCAAACGACACCATGGCGTCATAGACCTTTTGCGGCACCGATGGCACCACGCATTTTTCCAGTGCCCGTTCGACAATCAGCACATTTCTGATTAGCCCCTGCGCCGCCTGCCGTTCGGTGATAGTTTTGCCGGGCGTCACGCCGGACGTGTTGCCGATGCCGTCGGTCCAGACGCCCGCGCTGCACTGATACGGCTGCAGGCGGCAGCCTTCGTAATCGGCAATCAATTTCAGCCCTTCGACGGAAGTATGCAGCGACTGAAAACCGGGCAGCGTGGCGGCGATAGCCAGTACTACCCCGACCAGGCAACGCTTAACGATTGAAGGATTCATACTCCCCCCGGGAGATTTTGCCGCCGCGCAGCAGTTTGAAAGACTGGTGTTTGTAGTACCAGTTGATCGCCAGCATCAGCACACCAATCAGCACGCCGCCGACCGTGGAGGCGTCCTTGAGCGACAGGTCGCCCAGCCAGGCCAGCAGCACGGCGATGCAGTAAGTGATAAAGGCGCTGACTCTCTCAAGCGTCATGATTCAGTCCCATAGCTGGACGGTCTGCACGGTGGTCGATGCCGGGAGATCCGGCAGTTCCACCTGCAGCCCGTGCGGTAAAAAGGGGCCGTGTTCAGCCAGCCCCGGATTGACCTGTAATACCTGCTCCGTGACACCCTGCGTGCGCCCGTAGTGACGCCAGCACAGCGCGTCCACCGTGTCATACTGGTGCGCACGCACTTTCATCAGATAAGCTCCACCGTGCAGTGTGGCGCATCCTGCACCCGGCTGATGGCCCAGCGCGCATCCCGCCACAGGTCCCCGCTGGCCTCCGCCAGCTCTTCCCCTCGCTTCACACCGGACGCCGTGGCGTCATAGTCCTGATAGCGCTCATTGAGCACGGCCCGCGCCCAGCAATAGACGGCGTTGTGATAGTGCTGGATACGCTCACTTTTGCCGTCGAGCACGTCCGACGGCACCTCCGCCAGCGCCTGCCAGCCGAGCATCCGCTGGCGGTTGCGGAAATCGAACAGCTCCGCGTTCACTTCTGAAATAGCGGTCAGCAGCACCTGCTTCAGACGCGGCTGCGTCACCGTGCCGTCGGTGCGCATCACGCTGCGAAACTCCGACAGGCTCACATCCGGCCAGAACGGCGTGTTTTTGATGACCTCCGCCTGTTCCGGTGCCGGTTCGGGCGCAACAAACTTCATGCGGTCTTCTCCTGAATAAGTGGGCGGTGAACGGGATTTTGATGAGGCCATGCCTGTCGCCATCCCGTGCCGCCCGTGCGCGGGGCACGTTCCGTCAGCGGTCGTTGCGCAGTCTGCGCTCCAGCCGCTCTTTGTCTTTCTTCACACCGCAGCGGGAGTCCAGCTGGAGCGCATGAGTGAGGTGATTCAGGGCCGATGCCGGGTTGCTTTCGCTTAGCACCGCGCCGATGGCTTTGTGCAGACGCGCCCGTGACTGGTCCGGCATATCCTGCCCGGTGGTCAGGTCCAGCGCCTGCAGTAGCAGGTCGGCGTCGAAAGGGGCAGCTGCGAGCATGGCACTTTGCGCCGCGTCGGCCATCTCCTCAGCCAGCACGGTCTGCACGTTGCGGTTACCGAGCGGCATCACCCAGCCATAGCGCAGGGCATGACGCCCGATCTCCAGCGCACCGGCATAATCCCCGGCATCGATACGCCACAGCATCACGTACATCAGAACGTCATCCTGCTGAGCGCCTCCGGCGGCCAGCACACCGTCCGCCCAGGCGGAATATTTCGGCAGCAGCTCCACCTTAATCGCCGCCTTTTTTACCGTGGACTGGATGCCCTTGAGACGGCGGCGATCTTCGGCCAGCTGGAGCAGCATCAGGTCATAACCCGACGCATGGCGAACACAGCCGCCCTCGCGGGCGGCCTGTTCAGCCTGAATGCGCAGGCGGTGCTGCCGTGCGGGACTCAGGCTCATGCGTTACTCCCCAGCGTCCGGTGCAGCTGGCGCGCTGAAATCACCGATTTCGATGTTTTCCACCAGGGCCGCGCAGCGGTAGTCTTCGACCACATAGGCCTCGTTCACCGATTCGAAGTTTTCGATGCGGTCACGTTTCGGGTTGTCGATAACCGAGCGGCGGCGGGTCTCTTCCTGCCAGTAGATGGACAGGTTATCCAGACGGGTGATCAGCACAGCATTCGCCGGGAAGTACGGCGCGCGCACAGCCTGCAGACCGCCCATGCGTTTCTGGCTGATGATCAGATCGGCGGCGATTTTTTCGCTGTTCTCCTGCTCCTTGTTGACCAGCGGGAAATACTTGTCGGACAGCAGCTCACGGCCACAGACCACAACCAGCTCGTCATCGTCCTGGAAAATCGGATCGATAAGCTCGTTGACTGCGTCCATCACCAGCGCGTCGAGGTTGGCGTACAGACCGCCCTTCCCGACTTTCACCGGCTCGATGGTCACGGTGCCGTCGTCTGCCGTTTTTGTGCCCAGCACGTTGTCCGGCGCATCTTCGCGGATTTTCTGCAGCCAGCCCTTGTTCACGTCCTGCAGCATGACGTTCTCGCCACGGTTAGAGGTTTTGGCGCGCTTCACGCCGTTGAAGCCGATCATGATGCGGTCCAGCGCCTGGCGTTTGACGATGGCGTTACGGATACGCACCTGGAAGTCCTGGAACTTGGCCCACAGATCCAGCTTCGCGTAGGTCAGCACCGTGTCGAAGTTGGTCTGCTCGCACTTATACTCCACGTCCGCCATCAGCGTCGGATCGGTCGGTTCGCGCTCTTTGGTGGTGGTGTCCGTCGTTCCGGCAATGGTGCTGCCGACGCCCAGGCCCAGCAGCTGGCCGGATTGTTCAGCCACGCCCATCACGTTGATCAGCGTCAGAAACGCGGCGGACTGCTGAATTTCATCTTCCAGCGTCTGGGACACCGACGGCTCCACGGTGAACTTGCTGGCAAGCTCGGTCACGGCCACACCGTTCAGGCGCGCCAGCTGCTGCAGGTAGGCGTTAAAGGCAAAGCGGGTTTTCTGTTTCATGTGTTGGTTTGCTCCTCAGCAATTGGTCACGGTGCCTGCCGGAGCGTCACCGCCCGGCGCACGCTGGCGGTAGTCCCTGCGGCTGTCTTCGCGGTTCAGCTTCTGCTCCAGCTCGGCAAAGGCGGCCTGCTGCTCCTGCAGGGAAGTTTCCAGCGCGGACAGGCGTTCGCCGTTTTCGGTCAGGGTTTTGGCGGTGCGTTCGCTCAGGTTCTGCTGCTCGGTAGCGACCAGCTCAACGGCCTGATGCACGTCAGAGAATCGCGCGTCGTCGGTCTGCTCTTTTTTGTTAAACAGCGCGGTGACGCGGGCAAACAGGGAGGGTTTGTCGTCCTGGACATCTTCCAGTTCGATAAGGGTTTCTTCAGCGGCAGAAAACAGGTTGTCCGGTTTCTGCTTACGGTTCGCCAGCGGGTTGCGGGCAGCACTGGCACTGAACGCCAGCATTTCCGTGCCGAGGCTCGCCGGATCGTCGGTTGCGGCCAGCCCAACAAGATAGGCTTTACCGGTGTCGGCAAATTTCGGGCTGACTTCCATGGAGGTGAACAGCTTCTGGCCTTTTTTGACCAGTTCCACCAGGGAGGTGGTTGGCTCCACATCGGCGTACAGCGCCATCTTGCCTGCCAGCGGACCGTCCTTGATTTCTTCGGCAACCAGCGCCGTCACCTTGCCGTAGCGGTTAAAGGCACTGTCAGGGGAGTAAGACTTGATGTGTTCAAGGTTAATCAGCGCGGTGTAAACCGTCGGGTTGTAGCTCGCCGCCATCTGTTCCAGCCATTCGCGCTGGATTTCGCGTCCGTCGGTGGTGGCACCTTCAACCCCGATGCGGAAACGCTTTGCTTTCACTGTCATGAGCCGTGCTCCGTAGAAAACTGTCTGGAGCCTTATGGTTGCGGGGATGGGGGGAGTGAGACAACGCGCGGCGCTTGTGCCTTTCGCCATACAAAACGAAGCCGAAGAAAGAGGACATTCAAGGCCGTAGGCTTGTGCCATGGATATGACACTGACCCCCGCAGACCTCGATCCCCGTAGGCAGGCTATGCTGCTGTACTTTCAGGGATACCGCGTAGCCCGCATTGCTGAAATGCTGGGCGAGAAAGTTGCAACCGTTCACAGCTGGAAGAAGCGCGACAAATGGGGCGAGTACGGACCGCTGGATCAGATGCAGCTCACCACCGCCGCGCGCTACTGCCAGCTCATTATGAAGGAGCAGAAAGAAGGGAAAGACTTCAAGGAGATTGACCTGCTGGCGCGCCAGTCCGAGCGCCACGCCCGGATCGGCAAATTCAACGACGGCGGCAACGAGGCCGACCTGAACCCCAACGTCGCCAACCGCAACAAAGGCCCCCGCAAACCGCCGGATAAGAACCTCTTTACCGACGAGCAGATCGAGAAACTGCAGGAGGTATTCCACGACTCAATGTTTGCCTACCAGCGCCACTGGTGGGAGGCAGGCAACCGGCACCGCATCCGCAACCTGCTCAAGTCGCGCCAGATTGGGGCGACCTTCTTCTTTGCCCGTGAGGCACTGATTGACGCCATCACCACCGGGCGCAACCAGATTTTTCTCTCCGCCAGCAAGGCGCAGGCGCACGTCTTCAAACAGTACATCATCGACTTTGCCAAAGAGGTCGACGTGGAGCTGAAAGGCGACCCGATGACGCTCAGCAACAGCGCGTGCCTGTACTTCCTCGGCACCAACGCCCGCACAGCGCAGAGCTACCACGGCAACCTGTACCTGGACGAATATTTCTGGATACCGAAATTCCAGGAACTGCGCAAGGTCGCCTCCGGGATGGCCATCCACAAAAAATGGCGCCAGACCTATTTCTCCACGCCGTCCAGCCTGACCCACAGTGCATATCCGTTCTGGTCCGGCGCGCTGTTCAACCGGGGCCGCACCAAAACGGACAAGGTGGATATTGACCTGACCCACGGCAGTCTGGCCCCCGGCCTGCTCTGCCCGGACGGACAGTACCGCCAGATTGTCACCGTGGAGGACGCGGTGCGCGGCGGCTGTAACCTGTTCGATATCGACCAGTTGCGCATGGAGTACAGCCCCGACGAGTACCAGAACCTGCTGATGTGCGAGTTTATCGACGATCTGGCGTCCGTGTTTCCGCTCAGCGAGCTGCAGGCGTGCATGGTGGACAGCTGGGAAGTCTGGTCAGATTTTCACGCGCTGGCGCTGCGCCCGTTTGGCTGGCGCGAAGTGTGGATTGGCTACGACCCGGCGAAAGGCACGCAGAACGGCGACAGCGCGGGCTGCGTGGTCATGGCACCGCCAGTTGTGCCGGGCGGCAAGTTCCGCATTCTGGAGCGTCACCAGTGGCGCGGGATGGACTTCCGCGCCCAGGCGGATGCCATCAAAAAGCTGACGCAGCAGTACAATGTGACCTATATCGGCATCGACTCCACCGGCGTCGGCCACGGCGTGTATGAGAACGTGAAGGCATTCTTTCCTGCCGTCCGTGAGTTTGTTTACAACCCCAACGTCAAAAACGCCCTGGTGCTCAAGGCGTACGACATTATCAGCCACCGCCGTCTGGAGTTTGACGCCGGACACACCGACATCGCGCAGTCCTTTATGGCCATCCGCCGCGCCACCACCGCCAGCGGCAACCGCCCGACCTACGAAGCCAGCCGCAGCGAAGAAGCCAGCCATGCCGATCTGGCCTGGGCGACGATGCACGCACTGTTTAACGAACCACTGCAGGGCGAATCCGCCAATACCAGCAACATTGTGGAGATTTTTTGATGGGCAAGAGGAATAAAAACCGCGCTACAGCCGCGCATAGCGTTCAGCACAGCGGCGCGACAACGGCAGAGGCATTCAGCTTTGGCGACCCTATCCCGGTACTGGACCGCCGCGAGCTACTGGATTATGTGGAGTGCGTGCAGATGGACCGCTGGTATGAGCCGCCGGTGAGTTTTGACGGCCTGGCCCGAACCTATCGCGCCGCCGTACATCACAGCTCACCGATTGCCGTGAAGCGCAACATTCTGACCAGCACGTTTATCCCGCATCCGCTGCTGAGCCAGCAGGCGTTCAGCCGGTTTGTGCAGGACTATCTGGTCTTCGGTAACGCCTATCTGGAGAAGCGCACCAACCGGCTCGGCGGTATTCTCTCGCTGGAACCTTCCCTGGCAAAATACACCCGGCGCGGCGTGGATCTGGATACCTACTGGTTTGTGCAGTACGGCATGACCACGCAGCCGTATGAGTTCACCAGGGGCAGCATTTTTCACCTGATGGAGCCGGACCTGAACCAGGAAATTTACGGCCTGCCGGAATACCTCTCCGCCATCCCTTCCGCCCTGCTGAACGAATCCGCCACGCTGTTCCGCCGCAAATATTATATCAACGGCAGTCATGCAGGCTTCATCATGTACATGACCGACGCCGCGCAGAACCAGGAGGACGTGAACAATATCCGCCAGGCGATGAAAAGCGCCAAAGGGCCGGGCAACTTCCGCAACCTGTTTATGTACTCGCCGAATGGCAAAAAGGACGGGATTCAGATCATCCCGCTGTCAGAGGTGGCGGCGAAAGATGAGTTTTTGAATATCAAGAATGTGAGCCGGGACGACATGATGGCAGCGCACCGCGTTCCGCCGCAGATGATGGGGATCATGCCGAGTAATGTTGGCGGGTTTGGGGATGTGGAGAAGGCCAGCCTTGTATTTGTTAGAAACGAATTAACACCTTTACAAAAGAAAATGATGGAGCTAAATCATTGGTTAGACGATCTAATAATTGACTTTACTCCATATAAATTCGAATGAATAGAGGATACGCCGTTAGGCGTATCCCGCTCAAAAATCTAACGATTCCCTAAGATTATTGTGTATCCTATTCAATCTGACATCGGTTATAACATGCCAGCGCCAAAAAACAGAAAATGGATAGGATGGCTTACAAATAACCTTCATTCTTTCTAAAGCCTGAGCAATTTCATTATCAGTTGACCTGAGATTAGCTAAGACCATACGTAGTTCAGTATAATAAGCAAAATCGTCTTGAATCTTTTCCATTAGATTTTCTTTTGTTATACCTCTGAACGCTGTGTTTTCTGAATTATAACATTTTTGTAATAATCTAACAGTATTTAGAGTTTCCTGAGTAGGTGCGTTAGAACTAGGTCTGACATCGATAAACCCGTTTACTGAATTGCCTGCAAGATGTATTATTTCCTCAAACACATCGACATCAGAAGACGTACAATCCAACAAATCACGGTGAGTGTGACTTTTAATACTATTGCAGCGACTACAGGAATAAAAAAGATTATCCCATCCATACAGGAGTTCATCACTCCCACCATGAGGTTTAAAATGCTCTACCTCTGGGTCTGATAAATCACCTTGTTCGCATAAATAACATTTATCATGGAAAATTTGTCTGAGTCGTCCCACAATTTCCGGACTATTATAAATTTTTCGACTTAAGTCCAGTGGCTCAGGATAATTCCTTATAACATTAAACATTATCCCTTCACTCCTCAGAGTCAAGACGTTTGCTTTTCGCAAGCGCCAATGATGCTCTTGAACGCGAATCAAGGTGCTCCACATTCTTGTCTAATAAATTTACAAGAGAATCAAATCTTATAGTGAAATTATTGTCATCTACTAATTTTAGTAATTCATCTACTAGCCGCTTCAATCTATCTGATTCCTCACTTTCTCCAAGCAAACCCTTGACAATTGAAGTATAAGAATACAGCGATAAATCTTCCATTTGTTCATAACTGCTCAAGTTAAAAATTACAGAATTTGAAACCGATTGCAAAACGAATGGTGAGTGAGTAGATATTATAAATTGTACGTTAGGGAATGAAGTTGAGAAAAATGAAAAAACTTTCTTTTGCAAAGTAACATGTAAATGAGCATCTATCTCATCAATAATTACAATACCAAGCATGTCTTTTTTTCCAACCTTATCCAATTCAGCTCGCATTATTAAATGCGCATACACACTGAGGATCGATGAAAACCCAGATGATAATTGATTCATACCAAATGGTTCTTTATTATCTTGCACAATAAATATCTTTAATTCTTCTAGGTTAAAATCCAATCTTAGGGACGAGTCTTCAAAAAGCTCACGCAAATCGTTTTGGATACTGGTAATAGTACCAAACACGCGTTCATAATCACTCACATCTCCATTGGCTTTTTTCAAAAGAGAATAATTCCAAAGCGTCACTACATATCTTTCTAGCAACTGTCCCGCATCGAAATTAGCATCTTGGATATTATTATTATATTCAGAGAGTAACGTCTCTCTACTAGTAATCCTTCCATCATTATAGATGTTTGCTGAACGCATAGCTGGGAAAAAATAAACAAAAGCATCTCGTTTTTTTATTTGAGTTTTAAATCCATAGGCATCGTTAAACTCTATATTAAAATGATTAAATTCATCTATCCGTTTTTCCATTTCAGTAATGGTAAATTTAAACTGATCATATACCCCTGCGCCAGGAGGGGTATTTAACATTGCTTCGTGATTATCTTTCAATGTTTTTTTAAAATTTTCAAGGGTGGGCATATCATATGATTGAATCAGGTTGTCAATTTTTTCCTTTATTTTTCCTAGAAACCTAGTTTTCCCTGCCCCATTATTACCAGTGATAATTAAATTCTTTCCACCAACATCAATTTTAAAACTTTTGCTATTAAAAGCATCTATCCCATTAATAGTATCGATTGTAAATTTCAATTTAGCCTCGGAAGCAAATATGAATATAAGTACATTATTAACAATATAAAAGGATTCATCAAGCATAAAGCTTCACACTTAGCGCGCGCTCGTATCCCCGCCACGCCTGCCCGCTTTGTGTAGTGGTTTTCATGCAGGTGCATGACAGGCCGGAAAGCGCGCCAGTTCTGGCGGCTCCGACCCGTTGCGATCCTATTTGGATCATGCGAATCCATGCACCATAGACATGCACAGCACCGTCGTGCCGCTGAATGCCGTACGGGAGGGAGTTTCCCACGGTGCAAAATCACTAATGCGTGCTTTCATCCTGCCTCACTCCGTATTCATTTAGCCTGGTAACTAGGTCGCTCGTCAGCTCCGACAGCCACGAAATCGCAACCTCCTTGTCGTCATCGCTACAATCTGAGCTGGCGACCAGTCGGGCCATAAGTTCTATCCGCTGCAATGCAAGTGACTCCATGAACAAATCGTTCACAACTCCCTCCCCTTATTACTGTTTATATATACAGTACAACATATGTATTTAAAGCTGAAATGGTTTTTTACTCAGCTAACCCTTTGATTAATAGATAACCTCAATCCTGACTTTTCCAGTACCACTGACGCCATTTGTCATCCTCTTGTAGGCGCTGGTTACGATAAAACAGGCGCAACCCCGCTCCAGATGGCAGGCTGCCGCCACGCAGAAGCAGATCCACTTCCGTTTCGCTGGCATCAAACCCTTTGGATCTCAGCTCAGCATCAAGCTGCAGCCGTTGGTGTTCTGAAATTTCCTGTTTGTACCCTTTCCGCCGCTTCGGTTTGACCAACCTCAGCCTCGCCGTGAGTTCTCGCAGTTCCTTTTTGCTCATGTTCTCGAAATCCGGCAGCGCTGCAGGTTCTTCGCTGCCCGGTAGTTCGCCCCCTGTCTGGTACATTTTTTCAACAGGGGGACAGTTATTGCCACGAGTCCAAGGGGCGCGAGCGCCCTGGTCGGCTGTCGCCTCCTGAACGTCAACGGCTTTACGAACCATTTTCCACTTCATCGCGTGCGTGCAGATCCGGCCCTCAACAATCGGGGACCAGATGCCATAGATTCGGATGCCGTGATCGCCATAGGTGCCCGGCTCGTCGTTAAGCTCGTATGCGGTTCGGATAAGGTGATGTTTGCGGGGAACCAGTACGCCGCCCTGCTTCATGATATAGGTGGCAAAGCAGCCCGCGTCGGCTGCAGCAAGCACGGCATCCAGACGCGCATTTTCCAGCACCGGCGCACATGCTTTTTTATCGCCGTGTGCCCTCACCGCCTGCCCGGCCAGAAGGCGCAGCTCGCGGTATGCCTGACGCCCTGGAATGCCGAAGAAACGGAATTGTTGAACCCGGTGCAGGGATGCCCAGGCACTGACGTGCTCGGCGCTGTCGCGAAGTGATTTGCCGGTTTCTTTGCTGATCTCTTTTGCCAGTCCACGCCCGTCGATGTTCTTGCTGATGTATTTGGCGATGTAGCTGGTCGGCGTGCCTTTACGCGGGTTGATGAGTTCAGACTTGAAGCGCGGGCCCGTATTGTTGCCCAGCTCGGCGCGGTCTTCACGAATAGCAAATTTACGCAGCAGAGCAGTGAGCGTGCGGCGGTCTTTTTTGCGCATGAAGCACAGCAGATGCCAGTGCACGGTGCCATCGTGATGCGGCTCAGCAACGCGCACGCCATACCAGCGCAGCCCGGCTTTGTGCATGGCTTTGCGGAATGCGGCGAACGTATCGACCAGATAATCACTACTCTGTCGAACCGTTTCGCTGGTCCACTTAGGATTCGGTCTGCCATTGTTGAGGGTGGCGTGGAAGCGCGACGGGCAGGTGATGGTATAGAACACGGCGCAGTCGCCGCGCATTTCTGCGATCAGCTCCAGGCCTTTCACGCACGCCATCATTTCATTACGACGGTGCGCCGGGTTGCTGCTGCTGGCGTTCACCACGTCTTCCATATCCAGCGTGTCACCGTCGGCATTGACCAGCTCGTGCGACTGGAAAAACTCCAGCGATTTGCGGCGCTGCTCACGTTTGTTAATCACGGCTTCATAGCTGACATAAGGAGACGCTTTCTTGTTGACCAGGCAAACGGCACGCAGCTGTTCCTCCCGCCACTCGCAGCGCAGCTGCCACAGTTTGCGATACCACCAGTCTGCACAAAGCATACGCGCCAGCGAACCCGGAATAAGGTCATAGGGCACAGGCTTGCGACGGCGTTTCTTGCGGCGCAGCTGTTCAAAGGCAGGTGGGATCACATCAAGGCGCATTGCTTCAGCGGCTACCTTTTCCCATGACTGGCGGATTTGTTCCGGCTTCACATTATCAGTCACAAACAGATCGCTGCAGGCGGCATCGAGACACATGCTCATATATGCCGCAACCAGTGTAGACAGGCGCTTGACCTGCTCCTGATTCATTTCGGGCAGAATCAGCAACCCCTCCAGTCCTTCATGGCTCGCCATAAACCGGAAAGAGGCAGACACCTGACTTTCACGCACGCGTTCCAGTCGATCAAGGCACGGCCTGATTGTTTCACGCAGATAGCGGGAATAAGCCTTCGCCCTTCCCAGCCCCTGGAAGAATTTAATTCTTTCCAGCAGTGGTTTGCTGACGTGGGCGGGTTCGGCGCTAACGTTAGCCAGAATGACCAGATCGGGATTAAAGCGCTGCTGCTCACGGGCCATTTTGGCACGGCTGATGAGTTGGTCCTGTTCAAGTTCACGTTGAACAGGATCGCGGGACTCATTGAAGAAATAGCGTTCCCAGACCTCATCACTCAGGGCCTCGTGGCGCAGTTGTTCCTCCTCGCTATCCGCAGCGTAAAGAGTGATCAGGTTTGAAAGCGCAGACACCGGCGCAACATCCGCCGGGTCCAGATAGGGGTTTACAGCTTTTTTCGGGGCATTCCATGGAAAAGCCCCGGCGGCCTCAGTCGGGCCGCCTTTGTCGTTTGTTAATTCAGGCATCACTGACAGACTCCGAAGTTCACAGCGCGCCTCGGGTGTAGTGCTTGCCTTTCAGTTCTGCGATTTCCTGACATGTAACGCAGCACTGCACGCCCGGAATAGCTTGTCTGCGAGCTGTTGGTATTGGCGCGTCACAGTCGATGCAAAGAACGCGAGCAATGCCCGGCTTTCTGGTGCGGGCGTTCTGGATATGGCGCTGCAGGTTTTCTTCGACGCGCTGCTGTACGAGATCCATGGAATCAGCCATTAGTGCCAGTCCCCGCGTGATTCAGCTTCATAACGAGCAACTTCACGGCGCAGCAGTTCTGCCGCCTCAATTCCGGTCATTTCCTTTTGCAGGATGTGGAGCGCCAGTGCCTCCATGCGGAGGGAAACGGCAAAGGCACAGCATTTACGCTCATCCAGGCGAGTCTCGTTAAACAGCTGGAATAAACCGGCATCATCTGGTCCGATTTTGGTGGTAAGCGTTTCACTATTTCGCATCATCAATTCTCCTGTGTTTGGGCAAAAGAATGCCCGGCGTGTTTACGCCATTAATTTCTGTTTTGGGTTAATTCGGCATGGTTAGCCGTTTCGGAAATAAGCTCACCACTGCACGAAAATGATTCATTGCTTTAATCAGCTCCCGCGTTTCGTCAGTAGTCAGCTCACTAATATTGACGCTGTGACGTTCTGCCGGAATTTTTGCCATAAAGAATATGGCGGCCAGTGCCCTCTCGTTCTGTTTGTGATTAATGTCGCGTGGGTCGCGCATCTCATGAATAAACCGTTCCAGCTCGTGCTCAATATTCAGACCAAACACTTTTGCTCTCAGCTCCGCTATGTGGTTCAGCCCATTCAGGCGCTGACCGGGACTAAGCGGAACTGTCGCCGTGTCACCTTCTATAGCCATTAATCAACCTCACTAGTGACCTGAACTTAAATGGTTAAAAATCCACATAACCCACTGAACCAAAGAATGTTTAAAGTGATGCCGGGGATTTTTATGCACGCCCGGCACGTGCCTTAGTGGTAGACTATTTGCGCCAACAATCATCTACCCATCGAAGGAGAAACCTGATGTCAGACTCTGACAACTTTCACGTATTGCCTCGCCCTGCCCCTGCACCTCAACCAGCGCCGGGACAGGATAAAAAATAGGATTCCGGCATGACTAAACAAAGCTCCGAATACTTCCAGCTGCATTACAGTTATTACCTTGAGGTTATGACGGCAACGCTTCACGGTAGAGCTGACAAATTGATGACAGCCATTCAGCTTATTAGCGGTACAGCTGTGTTTGCGGACACCGGTCTGGAATGGTTGTTCGCTTTGCCTGTTGTCGTTATCGCGACTATTCAACTTGTGTGGCAACCAGCCATTATTTCCGAACGTGCTAGCGTACAAAGCCGCCAGTACGGGGAATTGCTTTATGCAGGGAATGAACTGACCCGGAACTGATTGCACAAAATTTGAAAATGCTGCATCACTCTGATTCCGCACCTTTCGGTTCTTTGTTAAATCCAGCCTACAAAAGAGCTGCTATTGCATGTGGTCGACCTGATGACACTAAGCTCAGCTTCCAGGAAAAGCTTTTCGCCTGGTTTGCAGGTTGCCTGCCACGTTAATACTCAGACGTTGTATCAATCTCTTTTTGCCTATTCCCCGGATAGCCTGCTGCCGGGGAGACAGTTCAATACACGGATGCCACTTTTTTCCGCCAGGTAAGTGAATCCAGCCATGACCGTAATGCATTGCCGGGCTTTCCCTGTATAGCAGTGATGCAAATGAAGGTTCGTTATTCAGCATAAACACCTCAGCTCAGCCCAAAAGATGAGCCAAGACCCGTCACGGAATCGACGACACTTGCCATCGCAGGGTTGGCCTGTAAACGCGCCTGCAGTGAAATGGCAGTAAGAGCCATTAGACGGGTAACAGAATTGACACTTTCAACAACTTGACGGCGGGTGGTCGCATTTAGCTGAACTCCAGAAATCGCACTGGCAGCGACACGGCCAATCTCGGCGGTGGCTTTCAGAACGTACTGGGGCATTTTCTCCCGCGCGACTTCATTGGTCGGTACGCATGGCAAGCAATGAATCTGCGCCAGAAACCCATCAACCAGTGTTGAGTCCTCGGTGAGATCGGTCAGCAGCCATATGTCTGGAGCGGTGAGCTGATGCGGTTGCTCCGGGTTGAGCTTATTACGCAAGGTCTGAACGTTCATACCGGCACGTTCTGCCAGCTTCGCCATGTTGTGACGTAGAGCGAAAGCTCGGCAGGCTTCATTGAAATGGGGATGTTTTGATATGCGATAGTCAAACATAGTCAGTTGCTCCGTGAAGTCTCAAAATGGAACTAGTTGATAGTCACGTTGCAATCTGAGAGTGCATCAACGGTTAAGGCAACGATGTTAATCATTACCTTTTCTCGCTTCTTATCTTTGCGCAGGCGGTGACGAGGCAACCGACCATCTGCAAGCATGTCATTTATGGTGTCAACAGGTAGCCCAGTAAGCTCGCTATAGCGTTCAATTGTGACGTGCGGTGTGTTCAGAGTGATTGAAATATTAGGGGTCATGGTGCAACATCTCCTATTGGCTTGTGGTGAGCCGTTTGTAATCGTGACAAGTCCCCAAATGGGAACAGGACTGATACTAGGATCGCATAAGAGATATGTCAACATCAAAGTACCCAAATGAGATCAAGATAAATCCCAATCAGGGTGGCAAAGCTGCGATTGAGCGATTGGTCGAGGCATATGGGTTTAAAACGCGACAGGCCCTTGCAGACCACTTAGAAGTGTCAAAAAGCACATTAGCTAACAGATACATGCGAGATACTTTCCCCTCAGACTGGATAATCCAGTGTGCATTAGAAACCGGTGTGTCGCTCCGTTGGTTGGCTACTGCTGATGGCCCAATGTTTCTAGATGCGAGATCACAAGTAATCAGTCTCCCTAAGGCGAAAATTAAAGATGGAAGACTTAGTGAGGATGGTTTTCTAATTTTTGATTTATCTCTGCTTCCTAAGGATTTGAATAAGCTCTCGGCAATCGAGTCTGATAAAATAGTATATTTAATTAGACGCGAAATGAATGACATCAATGATGGATTATGGGTAATTGCTATTGATGATATATTTTCCGTACGTGAATTGGTGAGATTACCGAACAATAAAGTTATGCTTGAAACAAACTCAAAAAAGATAGAGTGTCATATTGATGATATTACTATCATCGCTAAAGTAATAATGACCTGTAAATAATCAACTTTTAAGGGATGTAAAAATGATTGTTGGCGTTATCTTACGAAACTTTAAAAACTTTAAAAATCAACAGTACATCCCGCTCACTTTAAACAATCGTTCATCTTGGCTCATAGGTGAAAATGGCGTTGGAAAAAGCTCTATATTGCAAGCACTGGATATAGTACTTAATCGGACTGACATTAATCGACTCGATATAAATAACGAAGCTCGTAGCCAAGGTTATGATACACGCGAGCCATTTATCGTTCCAATCTATTTAATAAGAAAAAATAGACTAAAAAACAACACTGTTTTATATAAAGCATTAGAAATAATCAGTGATATTACGTGGCAAATAGAAAGCGAAGACTTCAATACTTTGCAACGAGCATTAGCCGAAAAATTCGTAGCACACAGAACTATATTAGAATCACAGTATTCACCGGATGAATATTTACTTATACCCTTAGGAATAATAAAAGAAAATGCAAATGACATACCACGCCCCTATATGTCAATATTTGAGTCTATCGAAGACTATCGCTCACAAATTGATGAGTTAATACCTGAAAATAGTTCAGCAACTGTTAGAAAATATTTTTACATAATCACACTCCCTAAATTATTGAATATTATAAAAGAAGCTTATAATTTCATTTACTTGCCAGCTGAAATAACCACTTCTGAATATTCACGTATTGAAAGTGACTTATTACAGTCTTTACTCGGCGAAAACCTTCAGCAAAAAATCAGTAAAATCATCAAGAAGAAAGATATTACCGAAATCAATACTTACTTAAATAAGTTTATCGATCAGTTAACTATAAAGCTTGAAGGTCGTTACCAGTTCAAAAAGCCGACACAGCGTCAGAACAGTTTCACACAACGCCATATGATATCTAAGATTATAGAATCATATTTTAGCGATAAGATATTGCATCATATCGATAATGTTAATAAGGACACCCCTATACAGAACTTAAGTTCGGGTGAAAAAAGAAAAGCTCTTTTGGACTTAGCTACAAATTTTTTGAAGCACAACCCCCAAAAAGCTCATCACTCAACGATTCTAGCCATTGACGAGCCTGAATTATCATTGCACGCTACTTCATGTTTTTATCAATTTGATAAAATCAAAAAAATTAGTGAGATTGGTATACAAACCATTTGTACAACTCATTGGTACGGTTTTTTACCTGTAGCGGGAGCTGGTACAGCAGTATATATATCGCCTTCTCAAACACACATTAAAGCTTTAAATCTCGAAAATTATAAAGACGAACTAAAAGAGCTCACAAAAGAGTCAAAAGGTTCTTATCTTGATCTTCTTGAAATGAAAAGCAATCACGACTTAGCTCAATCAATTGTTTACTCAATAACATCTGGCAATAAATACAAATGGATATTGTGTGAAGGAAAGACTGATAAGAAGTACATTATATCCCACCTGGATACAGAAGATGTTGATAAGCTGATAGTTTTATCAGTAGGTGGTTCACCTACAGTAAAAAAAATATATACATTACTTATAATGGCGTTAGAAGATCGCAAAGAAACAATCTCAGGAAAAGCATTGTTCTTATTAGACACTGACCAGAAATATAGCGCATTTCATGCGTCCGATTCTATTCCAGACATTAAAATAAGAAGGCTTTTACTCAACAATGAGATGACCAAAATAAACCTAGTAAAAGTCACTGATGATTGTGTTTATCCTCCCACAGAAATAGAGCATGCTTTGAATTCAGAGTTTTACATAGAGACCTTGAAGACTCTTTATAGCAAAGGGGAGTCGACTTTAGCATTTATGAAAAACCCGCAATTATTGCAATCTTCTGTATCTGGTGGTGCTTTAAATCTCAATGTTACAGAAAGGCAGTCCCTTTGCAGTTACTTTGAACTGCCAGGTAAAAAAAATGAATTTTGCAATACCTACATTGAGATATTACAAGATTCAGAAGAAATTAAAACACCCGCTTGGTTGATGGATGTAGCAGACTTCCTCAATGGTGAAGATAATGTTTTATAAACATAAAACCAAACATTGACCACTGTTCAAACATACAGTTAAATTTAGCCCTCAGACATGAGGGCTTTTTTATGGCAGTACGAAAACTCGACACAGGAAAATGGATTTGCGAATGCTACCCCACCGGACGTAGTGGACGTCGTGTGCGTAAGCAATTCGCCACCAAAGGCGAAGCATTAGCTTTTGAACGTCACACGATGGAAGAGACGGAGGCTAAGCCCTGGCTGGGTGAATCGGTAGACCGTCGGACTTTGAAAGACGTTGTTGAACTCTGGTTCAAACTGCACGGCAAATCTCTGACCGCTGGTGAACATGTTTACGACAAGCTGGTCCTGATGGTCGATGCACTCGGAAATCCTCTTGCTACTAATCTTAGCTCGAAATTGTTCGCGCATTACCGTGACAAACGCCTGACGGGTGAAATCTATTTCAGTGAGAAGTGGAAGAAAGGTGCCAGCCCGGTAACAATCAACCTCGAACAAAGCTATCTGAGTGGCGTTTTTAGCGAGCTGGCCCGACTCGGAGAATGGACAGCACCGAACCCGCTGGAGAACATGCGTAAGTTCACTATTGCCGAAAAAGAAATGGCCTGGCTAACGCATGAGCAAATAACTGAACTACTCTATGACTGCAATCGCCAAAGCTCCCTTCTCGCTTTGGTTGTCAAAATTTGCCTGAGCACTGGTGCACGCTGGCGCGAAGCTGTGAACCTGACCCGCTCTCAGGTCACCAAACACCGGATCACATTCGTCAGGACCAAAGGCAAGAAGAACCGCAGTATTCCGATCAGCAAAGAGCTGTATGAGGAAATCATTGCCCTGGACGGCTTCAAGTTCTTTACGGATTGCTACTTCCAGTTTTTGTCTGTGATGGACAAAACCTCCATCGTGCTTCCTCGCGGCCAGCTTACCCACGTTCTGCGCCATACGTTCGCAGCACACTTCATGATGTCTGGCGGCAACATCCTTGCCCTGCAGAAAATCCTCGGTCATCACGACATAAAAATGACCATGCGCTATGCTCACCTGGCCCCTGATCACCTTGAAACAGCCCTGCGCTTCAACCCGTTGGCCACCCTGCCAAGTGGCGACAAAGTGGCGGCAGCGGTTGGCATTGCCCCCTAA